ATTCGACTTCACAAGAGATCATCTTGCTGAAATAATACCTGGCAACAAACAGGTTGATGAATGGTACGCGGCATTGTATGAAGTATTGCCTATGTACGAAATCACAACTGAACGTAGGGTTGCCCACTTCTTGTCCCAGTGTGCACACGAGAGTGCAAACTTCAAACGACTAGAAGAAAATCTAAACTACTCAGCAAAAGCATTACGTGCTGTCTTTGGTAGATACTTCGGTGATCCACCCAAGAGGGATGCTGATGAGTATCACCGTCAACCAGAAATGATTGCCAACTATGTCTACATGGATGAGTTCCGTAAATACAAAATGGGAAACATTCACGAGGGTGACGGTTGGTTATTCCGAGGCCGGGGTCTAAAGCAATTGACTGGCAGAGAAAATTACTCACGCTTCGGAGACTCGATTGGTATGACTGCAGAAGAAGCGGCAGAGTATGTTCAGTCCTTCAACGGTGCAATACAAAGTGCATGTTGGTTCTGGGATACAAACAATCTAAATGACATTGCTGATGGTGA